AACATCGTCTAATGGGACTATATCATTTGAGGCAGATATTTTAGTATCCACGTACTCATACCCAGTAGGTATATCTAAATTTCCACCACCATCTACAACTGAACCCGTTATGTTAGGAAAAGGAAAGGCACTACCTGAAGGGGTTATTCCTAAAAAGGCAGTAAATAAATCATCATTATTAAAATTATTTGAATATAGTTTAATTGCAAAATCTTTAATAGCATCTGATACTAAATCTTTTGAAATACCATAATCTAATCTATTATCTGCATTAAATTTATTTGTTATATCTTTAGTATAAGTCCAAACATTATCGTAATATTGACCAACCATATCAACAAACAATTCATAATTTCTATTTGCTGGGTCATCTCTTAAATATTCTGGTATAGAGTTATATAACCAATCTCTATTATTATCATCATAATTAGCAGCAAGTGCTAAAGATGATGTTATCCATGTTTGTACTTCAGGGTTTGTAGTTGGATATAAAGTAAAAGGTGGTTCTGTATTAGATTTAGGGTAAGAAGTTGATGAACCACTATTAAAATATAGGAAATACTCATACCCATCAAAATTCTTAATTATTGTATCTATAGCACCTGTTAATGAAGCTACACTTGAACTGTAAGCATTTGTTAAAGCAGTATCTGTTGCTACTTGGTCTAAAAAGTTTGTCAGTTGTTCACTAGAAGACTGTATTAATTCTACTTTATAATAAAAATTTTCTAAACGTGTTTTAGCAGAACTAAAGTTTATAAAGTTACCAAAATTTTCATAATTAATATTTATGTTAATTTCTTTTTCGTTTAATAAACTTTGAATTTGGTTAATCGAACTTGTTAAGTCTGAATTAATTAATGTGTTATATGAAAATTGTTCTCCTGGGGATGCTGTTTCTCCTATAATATTTAAATTATAGTTAGGTCCAGCAATATAAGTAAAATCCTCTTCTATAGTAGGTTCAAATGGAAAATCTACTTTATAAGCTTGTGGAGAAGAAAGTAATTCAACTACCCATAATTCAGATTTATTACTAAATTCTAAAGGTAATGGTTCATATAGTTTAATTAGTACCGTTGGGTCTACTCCTTCTTCGGTTTCTAATTTTATATTATTAGCAATTGTTACTTTATTATTCCCAAAATTAAGATAAAAATCAACAAAATAAGTTGATGATTCTCTATATTGAATAAAATCATTTACAGATGAAATTATATCACTATTTTCAATAATATTACTATCTAGTCTAATTTCAGTTCTATCTGATGAGATATCAGATATAAAATATTTTTCAGTAATAGAGGATGCTGCTCTTTTTCTATAAAATGAATAAGATATATTATATACTCCTATATCAAAACCTAAAGATTCTAAATTAGAACTAGGATTTAATAATACATCACCTTCTCTTATATCATAATCAAGTAAAGGTAATGTTTCGTTTGGATATATTAAATCTTTATTTTGATCGTATATATAATATTCAATATAATCAATGGAAGAAGAAAATACCGTATCTAATTCAGATTGAATAATTAAATTTTCATCCGAGTTAGAATAAGTTTGATACTCAAAAGTATCAGGGGTAATTGGGGTTATTGTTGTTTCTAGTTTCATAGATCTTTACTCTTATTTTTTTCTAAACACTTAATAGTTACTTGATGTTCCACTACTAACTCCTCCAGTCGATGTTTGTGTATTTTGTGATAATGTTGTACTTGTATTTACTAATTGAGCATTTGCTTCTTGTATTTCTTTAGTTGCTTTTACCATTATATCATTACTTTCTTCATCTCCTGATTGTGCAACTTGGGCTGATATTAAATCCATTTGAGCTTTAAGTAAATTTTCTCTTAGTTGAGCTATTTCTGCTTGTAATGCTTGTACTTCAGCACTTATATCATCAAAATTAATATATTCACCACTAGTTTTAGCTAAATACTGATGTGAATTAGTTTCACCCAGGGCTTGTATATCATAAAAAAGAGAATTGTATAATCCAAAGAATTCTTCAACAGTTGGTTGAGTAATTAAATCTTCAGTAATAGTAGTATTACCCAATTCATCAAAACTAGTATTTATAGTTTTAATATATTGGGCTTTATTAAATATTTCTTTCCTAAGATCTAATCTTTCTTCTGCCATTATCCATTAACTATTTTAAAATAGTAGTTATCATCTTTAACAATTGTACTACCACTGATGGTAGTTTGAATTAATATTTTATAATATCTTTCTGGTTGTAATCCTGTCATATAAACATCAAAATAATTACCTACGGGATCACAGCTTATTTTAGTATAATCACTATCGAATTGAACTATAAATTCATTAGTATCTAAATCTTTGATAGCCCATAACGAATCTTTTGGTAAATAATGGTTTATGGTATCTATAGATTGAGTTTGGAATACCCTTACTGGGTAATCAGGTCTACAATTTAGTCTAAATCTATTGATACTTTCACTATAAAATACTCCCGGGTTATTGTCTAAGGCAACAAACATGTCAGAAGTTGATAATGCAGGTAAAGATCCAGTTTCAAAACTAGAATCATCCCATTTTATTTCTAATACTGGAGGATATATAGTATTGGTATCCACTGAGTAAAATTGCATTATAGGTTGAATAGCATCCGCAATACTAAATTCAATAGCATCTTCCCATTTTACTATAAAACCATTATTTTGTATATCAGTAAATCCTCCAATGTTGTTAGAGCTTGAATACCACACATTTACTATATCTGATACATCAGCATTTAGGTCTTTATCTGATCTTAGCTTAAATGATTGGGTAACCTCAATATTAGGGTTATTAGTATCTGTTGAACCCGTAAACCAGGTTCCACCACCTGGGGTTCCTGTTTGCCAAGAAGCAGTTACATATGTTGAAAGTGATGGGATATCTACATCCCAATATTTTGCACCTGAAGTAGCTGACCCTGAAAAGTTTTGGGCTTTCCAACTAACACCATTTGTAGTAGAAGGTGAATCTAAGTATGTACCACTACCATTATTCCAAGAACCTGATATAGGGTATATTTCTAATTCAGTATCAAATATAACACCCTGAGCATTAGCTACATATGCTTTTAAAGTACTTGAAAAAGAAATATCACTACCAACGGTATTTTGTATAACACTATTGATTTGATCCTGATCAAATTCTATTAAATATCTAAAAACCTGTGGTACAGGATTTATATTAACATTTAAGTTACCTACTTCGATTATAGAATCTATCCCTGTATTCATAAAGGGGTAAAATGCATATAATGATGCGTCTTGTAAGGGAAATAATTTATATACTGCCATGTTTTATTTTTTAATATCCACCATAATTAAAAGTAGATGTACCTAAAGATACTATTCTTCCTTTTATATCATCATTAGGAAATTTAATTTCAAATATGCTAGGATCTAATGAAGGGTAAATAACTCCTCCTTGTGTTGCTCCTTGGATACTATAAGCATATTCTGAATACCCATTAGTTGTTCCTGCTTTGTTTGTTATATCTATATTAGCAATTGTTTGAACCCCAGGGATTCCATCTAATAATAAAGTAATTTCTCTTAATATAATAGGTTGATTAATTTGCCATCTACGCAATTCAAAATAATTTTTTACTGCAGATATACAATTGGTTAATACTTCACTATTATTATAATTAGGTAGAGTTATTATATCAAACTCACAGCCTATATTAACTATAAAGGCATCTTTAATATTTACAGAATCACCTATCATTCTATATTGATTTATATAGGATTTTAAGTTATTTTTTATAGCATTTGATGATTTAGTTAATTTACCATTAGAATCTTGAGTCAGGATGTATAAATCTAAAATAACATCTGGGTCTTTGGTTGATGCCTTAGCTGTAAATGCCTTAGATACTATCCCATATTTAGAAGGCATACTTAAAGCTCTAATTAAATAATCATCTGCTGTAACATTTCTTTGTTGAGTGTTAAAATTAGATAATGAATTTTGTCTAATTTCTTCTATAGTATCTCCTCCACCTCCTCCACTAGCTGCTATGGGGTTATTAACTGCTAAAGAATTAAATACAAAATCGGCTGTAACATTATTGTTTAATCCTGGGTTTAAGAATTTAACTGTTGATGAATCTATAGTATTTAGGGTATTTGCATCTATATTAGATATAACACCACCACCTGCTAAATATCTTACAGTTAAAGTCGTATTTGAAGGAGCAACACCATAAGTATTTGTAAATATGAAGTTGGTAGGCGAATAAGCTGTTGTTAGTTTATTTTGTTCAAATGGTAAACCTAGACCTACATTATCTGGGTTTGGGGTAACTTCTTCATCAGTTTGAAGAGGTTTTCCTGATCCAAATTGTATTTGTAATGTACTTTCATTTATAAACCTAGTTGTAAATCTTCTGTTTACTGATTTTGTTTTTAGGATATAAGGTGTATCCCCATCTTGGTAATTATTGGGGTCATTAGTGTTAGTATTTTTAATACTGTCATATACTAAATCTTGTGCTAAATAATCTACTTCATAATATCTATTACCATCAGAATCTAATATATCTATTATATTAGAAATATTGGATACATTAAGTTCTACAGTTGGATATGCAGTATAATTACCTAAAGTAAAATTAGTAGAAGTTATAGTACCTGAAACTGCTTTTCTAGTCTTTTTTAATAAATAATAAGTTGGTTCTCCTAAAGATATTTGGGAAATTGTAGTTACTGTAGGGTCTATTGAAGAAGAAACTGAGAAATCAATTGGTTCTTGTATATTAAATCTAGTACCATTTCTTGAAGAAACCGATGTGTTTTCTGGGATTTCTAGGGCATAACCAAAATCAGGTACTGTTTGAGAACCTACAACTTTAGAAGGTACTTGTTGATATACATCCACATCTACAACGGCTAAACCAGTTACTTTAGGTTTATAACTAAACATATAAGCAAGATCATATAGATTATCAAATTGCCTAGCATATTGTAAATAAGTTTCTTGTATTTGGTTATCTAAGTAAAAAGATAATACATCTGAAACGTAAGATGCCTGTTCTATAAACATCATACCGGGTGAAGCAGGGCTAAAATCGGTATATGTGTTAGGAAAATATGTTTGAGAAAAATTAATAAGTTGGGCTCTAATATCATTAAAGTCCTTATTAATATATGTTATGTCTTTATTTTGTACTGCCATTAGTTAAAATTTAATTCTAGAGTATCATTTATTCCCGTGTTTGGTATACTATAGTTTATATTTACTTGTATAGTATTTGAATTTATACTTTGTAAAACCTCTACAGATTTAAGAGAAATATCAGGAAAATTATTTTTTATTTTTTCTTGTAAATCTTCTTGAATAAATGCAAGGTTACCATTTGATATTTGGGAGAATATATAAATTCTTAAACCAGCACCAAATTGGGGATTTTCAATCCTTTCACCCGGGTTTGTTAATAAATAATTAATTAAATTATTTTTTATAGAATCTCTAGTTTGATAATTTGGAGTAAAGGCAGTAGGACCACTAAATGGTAAATTAACACCAATTCCGACACTAGGTCGTAAATCATTAGGGTATATTTGTCTTGCTCCAAATGCCATATATTATCCTTTACTACTCATTAAACCCATTATTTGATCCATACTTACATTCCCATTTGGTAAACTACCATTAGGGGATGTTGTATCTCCGCTTCCTACTTGTAAAGGTATATCGGCTGATGTAGCAGATAATGTACCATTTGCTCCAGGCATCATACCTCCTAAAACATTTTGTATGTTTTCTCTCATAGCTATTCTACTATCAGTTGACATCGGAGTTGGTGTTGCTACATTTGTTGTAGGAGTACCTACGTTATGTTCATAAACTGTTTGTTTAGGAGCACGAACGGCCTCAATAAGAATGTCTTTCATTTCCTCTTGTATAGCCTCTTTTACGGCCTCTTTTACAATGGTTTTTAATTGACTTAATTTCATGTTGTATTGATTTATTATAAATATTAAACTAGAATGCTTTTAAATCGTTTTGTTGTATATAAAATACAAGTTCATCAATTAGTATTTGGTCTGATGCACTAAATGAGGGTTCACCTTTTAATTGGACTACACCTTGGTTATTTTTAGCAACAGCATATCTTCTTTTTAAACTACCTACAGGATTCTTATCATCTGTTACTACAGCCATAGTAAAACCATTAATATTTTTTATAATAGGATTTCCATCTTCTTCTTGTTCTTCAGTTAAATCCAATAATTCTTGGTTAATAGTAGTTAATTCTACTTGTGTAACCCCATTTTCTTCAGCACATTCTTGCATTAATTTATCTAAACCATTTAGTAAAATTATTACAGTAGCTGCGGCCGCGATTAAAAATACTAATGCTACTAAGGTTGCCTTACTTAATTCATCAGAACTTTCTGATAATTCTTTTATTTGTAAAGTAAGGGTTCTTAATTTAGCTGTAGTAGAATAAGGTTGTGCAAATATTAAACCACCAAAATCTTTAGCTGGTGGTGTACCTATAGCTTGAGGTAAGGGAATTGCGTCTAAAGATATACTAACACCTTTTAATGTTGCGGATAATGTTTTAAAGGCAATAGCTAATGCTGTACTTGCTACTATTTTAGCAAATATTTGATTAAGTTGTCTTACTAATCTATTTCTTTTTCTAATAAGTTCTTCTAATTCCTCAGGAGTAGGGCATGTTTTTCTATTTGACTGAGATAGTTTTGATATACCGAAGGCTATTAATATTCCTACAGCCATAGGAATAGTTTTAGTTTTAATAATACCTACTAACACATCGATTGCAATTTTTGAAGCAGAAATGACTAATAATTTAGGATTCATAGCTATTGCTTTTACTAACTTTTGGGCTTCATCAACGGTATCATTATATTCTTTAGATATATTTTTGGCTGCTTTATCAAGATTAATTAAACTTGAAGCTTGAAGGTTAGATTTAATAGTTTGATCACCATTAATTATAGGGGCACTAGAAGGTACAAACCCAGATTTAGTATATAATAATCCTAATTTAAGTGGGGTTTTTTGGTTTTTTGGAATTATAGGAAGTTTTACTTTAATTGAAAAACTACCTTGCTTATCGGTTATAGTATTTTGACCTGGGATAGGGGCATAAACTCCAGCATTAAAATCAAAATTAGGAATTGGGGTAACTAATTCTACTGGTACATTAGTGGGGTTTTCTAATGCTACATTTTCAGGGGTACTAACTTCAACTTCACCCATACTAACTCCAAGTTCTACTTTAACTCCTTGTAATACCTTACCCGTTATTTTATCAAATATTCTACCCGTAATTTCAAATTCTTCTATAATAGGTATTTCGCTTTTTAATTTAGCTTTTAAACGAATTATTTCTTTTTTAGCCTTATCAATTAAACTCTTTTTAGTGGTTTTAATAGACTCTTTTTTATCATTTATTCTTTCTTTAGCAGTTTTAGTTTTATCTACTTTATCAGACTCTTTTGATGCTATGGCAACTGCTGATGCCGAGGCTGCAGTTGCTAAAGTGGTTAAATCAATATTAAATTTACTAGATAAAGAAGATATTCTATTTGTTATTTCTTTAATATTTATTTTGTCCCCTAATAATTTTTTACCTTTATCTGATAATAGTTCTTTTGAGGCTAAGGCAAGTAGTGCTTTTTCTGTCATTTTAGATAGATTTTACAATTTTAGAAGTATAACTATCAAGGTTATCTAACATTAAATTTATAGTAGTTTTAACCGAACTTGCTGCTCCCCCACTTATATATAATTTAGGTTCTCCTGTAAGTAATTGGCATAAGTTTCTTAATTTTTTTAGAAGATCTTGAAAGTCTTCTATAAAATTATCACCTAATATAATAGATTGGTTAGCATTAGCATCTCCTAACCTTATATTTGCCCTACCTGATTGTAAGATTATATCCCCATCTTGGGAATATAAACCTAATGATTGAATAGATGTAAGAGATATAGTTTTTTGTGAATTAAATATAATACTATCCGCCTTAGAATTAAATACTAACCTGTCAGAATTAAGCATTACCTGACTACCACTATATGCTGTAATAGCTTCGGGTGGGTTAGATAATGTTGGATTTGAGGTTATATCTGTTTTTAAAGGGATTGTTTGGTTAGAAGTTAAATATATTGAACTTAAATCTTTATTTATATCTTCAACTACAGGAACCCATCCTTCATCACTTGATTCAGGTGATTGACCATTTCTAAGTATAATAATAGGTTCACCATTTTCACCATTTCCCGACCAATTATTACTATCTACTTTTACAGTACTACCAAATCTAATAGAATTACCCCATCTGCCTTCCATAATTATATCTCCGGCATAAGATAAGAGGGGGTGTATATTACTTCTTTCAGCAAAGGTACCACCAACTTTTGGGGAGTTAAATTGATAATCAACTTCTTCATCTGTAGATTTTGAAGTTTGCCCACCAGACATTTCTTGGTATGATTTGTTTTGGGTAGATTGAGTTGTTGATTTTTTTAATAAATTTGGATAACCATTCATGTGCTGGTTGTTCCAAAGGGCAATAGGATTTAAATAATAATATTTTTTAGTGTCACTGTTAGATCCTATATTAGTGTCAGGAAGTTGAAAAAGTAATACTAATTCATTTACTAATGGGTAATTTTTTAAATATGGTAATAGGGGTAAAGCAATATTATTATAATTAGAATCTAAATCTGCTCCACCTACGGATTCAAAAAATATAGTCCCTACGGCATTCCACCCACCTAATTCAAAAAAATTAGGGTAAGTATTATCAAGAATAATATCAGTTACTCTAGCAGATATTATATTCTGCGAGAGGATGTCAACTTGATTCTTTAAAACAGAATCAGGAGTGCTACTAACATTTAATTGTTGATTTATACTGGAGAACCCATATTTATTTGCCATCTTTTTTTTCTTCGAAATTTGTATTAAGCTTATCTAACTCTTCCATTAATTGTTGTTTTTCCTCATCGGTAATACCCAATGCATCCTCGCTAGAACTATTATTAAGCGCACGCTGTACTATGGTAGCCATTTTAATTAGTTGTTCATCGTTACGAACACCAATATCCATGTATTCTTTGATAAGGGGTACAATTAAAGTTGCATCACCAATGTCGTTTATTAATGGTTTTAATTCAGATATTAAACCTGATATTTGTTTTTCTTTTTTCTTTTGATTGTTGTATATTTCTTCTAAGATATTAGAGAATTTTTTCTTCCCGAATACAACACTGTCTAATGATCCCATAATATAATTTTGTTATAAATATGAATATAAATAGGATTTAAAATCGGGCGTAACCATTTTCTAAGAAAAAGATATATTGTTGTTTAAATATATCATAAAGCTTATCAGCTATTTTAGTAATTTTAGGAGTTTTTACATCCACCATTTCACGAATATAGATATAAAGTGCCTTTTTATTAAATACCTCTAGAGTTTCTCTTTTACGAAATAATTCTAAAATAGCATCCGCAATTTGGGCATCATTTTTCTTTGGAAAGAGTTCATAAATATTTTCTGAGACATGGTTTACAAAAATATCAACATATTTATCTAAATCACTTTTTATTTTTTCATCACCTTGGGAGTAAGTATGTGTTGAGTTTTCTCCTGTAAGAACATCTACATCAACCTTTTTTACTTTTTTGTTATAATTTTTTGTATTATATAATATTAACCAACGTTTAACTATAGTACCAAAATAAGAATATGCTTTGGCCCCTCTGCTAGGATCAAATAAATGTATCTTGGATAGTAAAAATGTGATTATTTCATGCTGTAAATGTTCTAGATTTTCAACATCAGTATGATAAAATTTAAAAGTATGAATAATATTTTGTGTAAGCTTAAAAAACGCGAAATGTATTTCACGTTCATATATTTTAGATCTAGTTTCAGAACATTCTGTGTTATTATATAATACTATAGCATCTTCTGTATCTTGAGTAAAATAATTTTTACTTTTTTTCCTTCTTTTCCTAACTTCAGCCATTAAGTATTGTCTTTTTTAAATTGTGATAAATCATTTTGGATTATTTTAATTTCATTAAAAAACCATCCTATTTCATCATCACTTTTAAATGAACCCTTTTGGTCAATTTGTTTTAGACGATCACTAGAGAAAGAAATATGTTCATCTATTTTATCAATAAATGTATTTTGAGAAAATATTATATCTTCAGCCTTTTCATTGTTACGTAAAAGGTTAAAGGTCGTATATCCTAAGATAACGACCATAATACCCAATATAATTGTAAAAATTAATATCATAAACTGTCTAACATATTCTTTAATCCTGGACTAGAAACACTATTGAGTGCTTTTTGTTTGGATGATTTTATATTTCCACTCAATGTATAATTCTTTTTTGGCGCAGCCACGCTATTTTGTGAAAACTTTGGAAGCCATTCAATTTCAAATTCAATACGTGCGGCCATCATATCAGCTTGATGCAAAATGAATGGTAGAGATGTGCGAGGTTTTGTTTCGGGCATGAATGATTTTAAATATTTCTCATTAGCTGAATCATATAAACCATCATGTGTCTGGATAGCTAACATTTCATTAAATGTATATTTGATATCATGTGACTGTAGTAAAAATAACCCACGATCTGGTACAGCAGCAAATGCAATTTTTTTATTGTGCATATATTCTTCACCTAATTTATCACGTCTCCATTGATCAGTCTGAGGGATATAAGATTCATGTTCTTCATCTCCCATTTTACCTAAATCATGGTTAATCGCCGAAAATACCAGTTCTTCCTGGGTAAATGTCGTCATATCACACCCAAATCCTTCCCATACAGCGGATATGGACAAAGCTGCTTTTACTACTCTATTAACGTGATCTACATAACCACCTGGGAATGCTGAATGGTATTCTTTCTTATGGGATGCTGGCATTAATATAATACGATCTTCATATTTACTATAAAAATCAAGTAAACGTTGTTTACGATCTCCAGTAATATAAGTTTCAATATTGGTATTAAATTCAACCCAGTTTGCTTGGATTTGTTCTGCTGATAATTTCATAACTTTTATTTTAATGTTAGTTAATTAAACTTACTCATTAACTCTTGGTTCTCTTTCAATCATAGATCTAATTTCTTCAATGATATCTTGACCCTTTTCAATACCTTTTTTATAAGTTTGAACTGGTTCATTGGTATTTACAATCCTTTGAAGATTAATTAGAACATGGTCTAACGTTTCTAATTTTCTATTAATTAATTCTCTATTTCTCATATGTGTAATTTTATACGGGGTAAATTTTTCATCCCTTTTTAAACCTTTATTTCTATCCCCTTTTTTTCTCAAAACCTGTATTTCAAATGTACGAATGGATTTTTGGGTAACCTAATTATTCTGAATATTCTTTTAATATTTCTTTTATTTTGTATATATGTGCGCATTTTTCATATTCTTCATAGCTTTCAAAAAAATTAAGAGCGCCATCTAAAGTTTTATTAAATGTTAAGGGATTGAAATTAACAATAGCATCGATATCTTCATTTTTATTAACATCAATACCTTTAATGTAATGCCAAGCCCTATAATACACAGTATACTCAGATGCTTCTTTAGTAGATTCCACATTATAATCAGGTTGTTCTTGTTTAAGAAATTTTTCTAATTTTTTATGGAATACTTCATGATTTTGGATAAGTTTAACAAACATTCCTATTTTGGCATATGGCCCATTCATAAACTCTTGGATTTCTTCATTGGTTTTTTCACCATTGATTTCTTTCCCATCTACAAATAATTTAAATATTTTATTTTTATCTATCATTAATAGTATTTAATTATAAATATGTACTATCTACCCAGATCTGCTAATTCAGATTCAATATCGCTCTGAATTTGTTTTAAAATTTTATATTCTTTAACAATATCTTTTTTATTTGGATTTTCCGGGTGGTATCTCCACATTTCATCCATTACTGTTGAAGTTGCTACCAAATCATTAATTAATTCTGATTTTACGTTATCTTGATCCATTTGTTCTTGTGTTATATTCATTTTATTTAAATTTATTACCAATTAATATAATATTATCTTTTGCTTCTTCCAAGCTAATATGAAAAAATTCTTTTCTATTATTTACTCTAAATGCCTTTAATTTCTCATGAGTCATTCTTTCTACAATTTCACCATTAAAACACTTATACGCCCATTCTACT